TCTACAAACATACACTTCAAGTCCAACGATCAAAATTCCAGACAAAAATACAACAGCTTTAACGTAGTCAATCATCGGCCTGCGCCACAACCGGATGGGCTTGGCGGGTCCTTGATAAATAATCATGCGGCCTCCTTGGCAAACTGGCGGCCTTTTAAATAGCCCTTGTTGTTTGCAGTACCCAAAACATCGCCAGCTTTTCGTTTGTTGGTGTTCGTTTTCGCAACAAGCTGTCCATTAACGTAGTCAAACAAGTTTTTCAATTCCGTCTGTGTAATCATTTTTGATCTCCTAATCTTGCTCGGATGGCTTTAGCTGCGACAGTGCCATAAATTTTTACGCCTGTTGGTATGTGCGTATCGCAAACAGTGGATTGCGCCAGCTTTGCACACGCCTCACGCTCAGCCAAAATCTCTTGCTTGTGCTGCGCTGTCACAGCGTCAAACCACTTTTGGCCTTGTTCTCGCTCATCAGCCCGTACAAGGGCTTCAAAGGCTGTGAGGTCTGTTAATTCAAGATGGATGTCCCCAAGTGCGGGGATGCCAGCCTCACGGGCCATGTCTATCGTGTCTCTCATGCTGTCCTCGCTTTCGATATCTCCAGCATTTTTTGGCGGCAATCGTTCCAGCCATCGCGGTAATCAGGGCTTTCTCCTGCTTCGACTATGGCATCGGGCACGGCTGGCTGTGCTGCTTTCAGTCGCTCAATTTCATCGAGCATGTCTTTGTGCAGCTTGCACAGCATGGCGCGGTACGGCGCATCGGGCAAGCACTGCTCGGACAGTGTGCAGCGGGCGATAAGGGAGGGCTTGGTCATGACTGGCCTTTCGTGATGCCGTGGGCGGCTTCGATGGCTCGGGCGATCTGCAAAACAAGCGGCATAGACCAAGCATCAACTTCGTCAAATTCGGTTCCCATAACGCCCGGCAAAACTTCAACACGTCTTACATTGCCTTCCGCTACGCCGTCGGGTTTTGGCGTCAATCCTCTGATCTGGTCATCCGTCAGCGGCACAGGTGCTGTCTGTGCGGGTGGGGTGTTTAGAGCCATGCAAATTTCGTCAGAAACCACTTTGGGCGTGTTGTTTTTGACGTACCGCACAGCAGCAGCCAACGCCAAAGACCGATCTTCCAAGTGGCATTGCTGGCAATATGCTGGCCCCGCCTCGCAATGCGCCACAGGCTGCACAGCTGCTGGCTGTGCTGCTGGCGGGGTGGAATGGCGCAAATATGCGGACATTGCAGCACCCCAATTGGTTGTTGCACTCATGTGGCCTCTTGCGCTTGCATAGCTTGCGGCTTTGATAAGCAGCCAAACGTGATCCCAGTCGGTTTCTGGCTTTTCTTTGTCCAGCCAATCAGGCTCCTGCACAGTTGCTGGCTCTGCGGGTGGGGTGGTGTAGAGCATTGATCGAAGGTGGTCCAGTGCCTCGCGCTCAAGAATCAACCCGTGCTTGTCTTGCCATTGGTCCCACTGATCGTGGGTCAAGTCGGGTACAGGTGCTGGTTGTGCGGGTGGGGTGGTGTAGAGGGCGACAAGTTGAGGATACACACACATAGGATTTACGCCATCTTTGAAATCAGACTTGTCGTAGTACTGCCAGCGCGGAGTTTGCCCCGGTTCGTCATCCAACAAACGCCACGCCACAGGCTGCACAGGTGCTGCAAGGGCTTGCTTGATAGCGTTGATGGCTTGGTTTTCAATTGCAGCCTGATCGGGATCAATGACCGGATTTGTTGTGTTGCTTTCCAACGCCTCCAGCGCCAGCTTTAATGCTTCGTCTATCATTTTTTCTCCCTCAAGCATGAACAGGTGTACCCGCTGCTGTCATAGCCAAGGCCGTGGCAATAAGGGCAGTGCTCGTCAGTCACCGCTGGCGGCGCAGAAGCAAACAGCTTCTTGATGTATTCAATCAGGGCTCTCATGCTTCCCTCGCTTTCAGCATGGCGTCGGCCATGGCGTAGGACCACTCGGCCATTCCGGGGCGGTTTGTGTCATCACCTCGAGCGATCACGGCCTGCATCGCCTTGGCTGCAAAGTAATCGCGCAGGGTCATGCCATCGCACGTTGTCACGCTGCGGTCGTAAGGGTCTACCGTTGACAGTGGAAACGCTGGCCCGCCTGTGTTTGTATCGCTCATGCTGTCCACTCCAGTGCTTGCAGTTTGCTGATGCGGTCAAGGATGGCGTTTTCGCGCTGCTGGTTTTCTGCGCGGACTTTCTGCAGCTGCGTGTTCAAGCCATTGAGCTCCTTGTCAACAACGGTGTCACGCGGGTAAAAAGTCACGGTGATTTCGGCTATGCCAACCTCTGTCCATTCATCAACAGCGCTCATGTCATTGCTTAGGTAAGTCATGCCATTAATTGCTTCATCGTTTTTGCCTTCAGAAATCATGTGATTAATTTCGTCTATTCCCCTCCATTTGCTTGTTGTCCAGGCTTTTAACGTTCCGGTGATTTTTACTGGTGTGCTCATGCTTTCTCCTTGGTTTCAGGTTTAAGTGCTTCTTTCCACGTCAGCGCCTCAACGCTGGCCATGTCGGTCCATTTCATTGCGCGGGCGGTGGCCAGCGTGTAGGTGTCTTTCCAGTGGTGGCTGCCATCGGCCCACATTGCTTGCGCTTTATCAATCGCTGCAGGCTTGGACCTGGCCACCACGTTGTAGAGCCTCAGCCACTTGCCCGTCTCGCGGTGCTGGCCAAACACGGCCCACTTTGGGCTTGGCTTGGCGGGCCGCGTTTTTTGTTTGCCTGTGCCCTTGCAGCCAAAGCACGTGGTGCCGTGCAGCAGGTTGAAGCTGTACCGACCCGTGCCGTTGCAACGTGTGCAGGTGTAGGTCTGGCGCTCGGCGACGTCGCTCATGCCTGCCTCCTGCTTGCGTAGGCCTCGTCCAGGCTGCGCGGCGTGCGGATGGGAAATGGCAGCACCAGGCTGCTGATCTGGCCCTCTGGCACCGGCGCGGCCAGGCGTAGTTCGCGTTCGGCCATCAACCAGCGGCTGCCAAGCTGGCGCACAGAGCGCACCCAGGCAAGCATGTTGCGGCGCTGTGTGGCGCGGTCAGCATGCCCAACACACCAAAGGCGGCGGGCGGTTTTTAAGAGTTTGGTTTTCATCAAGGCCTCCAGTAAAAAACATCAAGCGCCGTCACTGCAATGCAGGCCAGCAAGAAAGCAAAGCGCCAAGCGCGCTGGGCCGGGGTCATGCCCTCGGCTGTGAATTCAAAGATGTCGTGTTTCACGCCTTCTCCTCGTGGTTGATAAAAGATGTCGTGTTTCATGCCTTCTCCTCGTGGTTGATAAAAGCCGCGTCCAGCTCTCCGGCCGCGTAGTTTCTGGTGAATTGGTCTGCCTTGGGGTCTTTGAGCACCTTGAGCGCGTAGGCGATAGCCTTATCCAAAGGCCAAGCCTGTGGCTCGCTGTTGCTGTCGGGGTGGGGCAGTGCCGGGTTGACCGTAAAGTGTTGCATGGGGGCTCCAAAATAACGCAGCGCTTGCTGCATGGTGGGGTGGATGTAGTTCATGCTGCCTCCTTCTTGGCCGCCTGGCGCTGCAGGAAGGCAAACAGCTTGCTGCTGGCGCAACGCTCGCAGCGCAGCTCCGTTGGCATGGAAAGAAACTGGGCGGCTGGTACCGTGAAATGCTCGCCGCGAAGGCTGCCGCCAGAGCGGCCAGACTTGCATGTGGGTCCGTAATGAACGGTGTGTTGCAGGTGGTCTTTACGCATCGTGTTCTCCGTTTGGTGTTGCGATAATTGCATCATGCCACCCTTTTAAATGGGTTGCAAGGGGTTTATGTGGGTTTACCAAAGATATCTTCATTTGAGTGTTGCTTTTTACGCTACACTCCCCAGCATGATTGCAGAAACCAAAGACCCAGACCCAGAAACTCCAGCTGATTGCTGCATTGAGGCGTTCGGCGGCGTGCGTGCTTTGGCCCGCGCTCTGGACAGAAATCCCAGCTCCGTGGTGCGCTGGCGCAAGCCCAAAGAGGAGGGCGGCAGCAACGGCGCAGTGCCATCAGCCCTGCAGGGCCGAATCCTGTTCATCGCCCAGGCTCGCGGACTGAAGCTCACGGCCGAGGACATGATTTTGCGAGCATCAAAGGACTGGTCACTGTAATGGTGGCCGACCGCATGCTTTTGTCGGTGATCTCTCCCACACGCTACGAGCTGCCCCGGGACATCGCCGCAAGAGTGGGCGTGCGCCGCGTCAACGCCTCGCTTGGTCGCCTGGTGCGCAGTGGGCTTTTGGAGCGCGTGCCCGGGCCGACGTGTTTTTTGTACCGCTCAAAGCAGGCGAGGATTGCTTGAAAACAAATGCTTGACTCGTTTTTGATTCTTGGGCGAACATCAAAGCCGCAGACAATTTAACCCACAGGAGAGCTGTATGAGCTTACTTGACACCTTGGCCAGCGTCTGGCCATTCCCACCCCCAACCGGGCCAGTGCCCTGGACACCCAGGCAAATCGAAGAGCACCGCCGCCAGCAGCGCGAAGGGGCCGGGGAGGCACCGTGGTGATGACGCCGTTTGAACACTGGTGGTACCACGAGGGCAGTCAACCACCCACGGCTGGACACGACATGGAAGAGCACTGCAAGCGCATGTGCCGGATCGCATGGGAAAACGCGGCGTTCAAGGAGCGCGAGGCGTGTGCGAAGGTGGTTGAGAAAACCAAATGGTCAAACTGGTTTCAGGCTGACGCCGCCGCTGCCATCCGCGCCCGGAGCAACTCATGAATTATCACGGCGCAATCACCCAAGCACTGGTCGACGAGCTGCTCGCCGTCGTCTACAAATACGACCAGACCATGCTGCTGCCCACTGCTCTCGGCTGCCTTGATCTGGTCAAGGCTCAGCTGATTCAGGATCACCAGAAGGATGAGGATGATTAAGCATGTACGGTAACTTGCGCCCCAGACAACACAAGGCCGTCGAGGACATCACCTCGGCGTACAAGCGCGGCTACCGCGCGCCGGTGCTGATTGCCCCCACCGGATTTGGCAAGACCCACGCCAGCGCCACAATCATTCGACGCGCCCTGGCCAAAGGCAAGCGCGTCTGGTTCATTGCCCACCTCAAGGAAATCCTGACGGCCACCAGCCAAAAGCTCGACCAAGAGAACATCCCGCACGGCTGGATCGCCTCTGGTCGCGACGGCAACTACCGCCTGCCCGTGCAGGTGGCCATGGTGCAAACCCTGGTGCGTCGCCTGGACCGGTACCGGCCGCCGGACCTGATCATCGTGGACGAGGCGCACCTGGCCGTGGCTAACACCTACCAGCAGATTTTTGAGTGGGCTGCCGCTGGCCCCAAACACTCTCGCCCAGGCGGTGCACACCTTTTGCACCTCACCGCCACGCCCACGCGGCTCGACGGCCGGGGCCTTGGTGAGGTGGCCGATATTCTGGTGCCCACCTGCAGCACGCAAGACCTGATTGATGAGGGGCTGCTTGCGCCCATCCGCTACTACGCCCCCAGCGAGCCGGACCTGACCGGCGTCCACACAACGGCGGGTGACTTCAACCAGGGTGAGCTGGCCGAGGCCATGGACAACCCGGTCATCACCGGCAGCGCCGTGGCGCACTACCGCAAGCTGGCCGACGGTCGCCCAGCCGTGGCGTTTTGTGTCACCGTCGAGCACGCCCGCAACGTGGCTGAGCAGTTCACGCAGGCCGGGTACCGTGCCGTGGCCATCAGCGGCGAGTCCGACACCATCGAGCGCGACGCCGCCCTGCAAGGCCTGCGCGATGGCAGCCTTGACGTGGTGTGCAATTGCGCCCTGTGGGTGGCCGGTGTCGATGCGCCCTCAATCGGCTGCATCATCTTGCTCACGCCCACGCAGTCCGTGGTGAAGTACCTTCAGTCAATCGGCCGGGGCCTGCGCATTCACCCGGGCAAGACCGAGTGCATCGTGCTCGACCACGCTGGCAACGTAAAGCGCCATGGTCTGCCCACCGACCCACGCGAGTGGACGCTGGCTGCCACCGAGAAAAAGAAGAACGCCAAAAAGTCCGAGGTGCCGGTGAAAACCTGCCCCGTGTGCTTTGCCACCGTGCCCTCGGCCGTCACCGACTGCTCTTGCGGGCACCACTTCGAGCCAGTCGCCCGCGAGATCAACGAGGTCGACGGCGAGCTGCAAGAGATCACCGCAGCCGCCAAGGCCGAGGCAGTGCAAGACCGCAAGCGCGAGCAGGGCCGCTCACAAACGTTTGAAGACTTGGTGCGAATCGGAAAAGCTCGCGGAATGCGCCGAGCTGAACTTTGGGCCAAACACGTGCTCCGCGCGCGCGCCGCCAAGGAGGCACAGCGATGACGGCTCTCAATACCTGCCCCGCCTGCGACCACCCCCGCGTCACGCTGGTCGACGGCACCGAGACCTGCACCTGGTCCGAGGCCTGGCGCGCTGAAACTGAGGCCCGCCACGTGCTGGCCATGCCCGGCAAGTACGAACGGCGCGAGTACCTGCGCGGCCAAGAGGAGGCGGGCAAGATCGTCAAACGC